GCTAACCAATAGACATCGCTCTGCTTTTCTTCATCGCGGAACGCCTTGTGGAAGCCCTTTTTAGCGTACTGCTCGAACGCATACTCCACTGCTGGAGTGATCTCGCCTTCTAGTACGCTTCCATCTTGTCGAACTATCTTTAGTTTTGCCATGGTTTGCCCCTTTGTTTAGTTTCTTAGAATGTGCCTGTTGTTGCTACTGCAACAGTTGAGTTAGCAGTGAATGTAATTGACTGAGTGCCAATGTCACCAACAGCACCATTGATGTCTGTTGTGTTGTTAATTAGCAATGAGACAGTGTAAAGAGGATTAGTCGCTGAGACTGCTGTTCCCTTTGTCTGTAGGAATACAGCTGTGACTGTTGTTCCCCACGCTGCCTGTAGTGTTGCCAATACATTAGCTGTTGCTGTGTCGTTTAGGAAGTCAATTGTCACTGTTGAGGACTCTAGACCCTTAACGAACTTGTGAGCTGAGTCACCCATAGCGGTTACTTCTAGCTCATCGAATACGCGGTTGATTGTTACTGCTGTGACATGGTCTGAAAGATCGACAGAGTTAATCTTCACACCTACATTATTGTTTAGAAATACAGCCATGAGATTATTCCTCGTCCTTCTTAGTAGTTACTGGCTTTGGTGCTGATGGTGCTACCTGCCCGATTTTGATCAGGAAGGCTTCGTTCTCTTTTTCCCACTCGGACATTTTAGCTCCAGCTCGTTAGGATTGATACGGACATCTCGCAGCTGAGTAGGTCTCCCGAAGCAGCGTTGAGAATACTAGGTGCGCTTATCGCGCTTACATTATAAGTCAAAGATGATGCTGCTAGTTTGGCGAACACGCCACAGACTGTGGTCTCAATGCCGTTAAGGTTTCCCTCATTGTCAAAGAGTGGAACTGTCATAATGATCTTGAAGTTAGCAGTCGGGCTAATGGTGATGTGTTGGTTATTGTTAGGCGTTAGATAAGGATCATCTGGAGACACAATCACAGAATTAGCGAGGACTGTTGCAGGTGGAAATGCAAAGGTCTGCCACTTGGAGTTATCAACAAGGGCTGTTGCTAAAGTGGTGCGAAGAGTCGTTATAGGAGTTGTCATTACCCCACCATAGATGTAGGTGCGAGCGCATGTGCAATCAATCCTCTGACCTTAGCGAGAAGCTGTGCGCTCATTCGGTAAGGTGAGGGCTGGAAATCAACAGCGTTAGAACCTGAAAGGGTAGCGGTTCTAGCTTGCCAGATTTCAACAGCGATCATCAAAGCTGCGTTTTGAATTGCTGCATCGGCAGACCAGTCCACATAAGTGTCTGCTGTTACTGTGCCAAAAGGTTGAACTGGATGCTCTACTGCTGGAATGTTGTTGTTGCCTGTGATTGCGTAGGTGATTGAGTAATCGCCTACTCCAGTGAGAGTCTTATTACCGTTGTGCTTTGAGCCATTGCCAGTGATGACCACTGTCTGACCCACATAAAAGACTTTCTCTACTTTGTCTTGAAAGTAAAGTGTGCCTGTTGTTGCTGTGTTGCTATGTGCAATGTTGAAATAGTTATTAGTCCAAAGCATAGGCAGTAAAACTGCATCTGAAGCATCACAGACTTCTTGAAGGGTTGCATCGGGGTACAGCGTACCGACTCCGAGTGTGCTACGGAGTTCTGCGACTGTTGTTAAGCTCATCCCGATTCCTTTCTAAAGACTCTGAGGGGTAGAGGGCTACTACCCCTCAGAGCGACTTAGTAACCTATTAAACTAGGTTGTACTTACGAACACCCTTACCTGACTTAGCAAGGTAGATTGCCAAGTATCCGTAAAGGTTGATCTCGATCTCGCCTGATGTCAAAACATTGACACGAAGCTGTGTCTGTGGTGATTCCCAGACATAGACTGAAGATGGTGCAACTAGGAATGCTGAGTTATCAACGATACCTGAAGCTGCGATGTTGTGATCTACGATCAAGTCAGTTCCAAGGACATTTCCAACGACTGCTGTTGAGCGCGCTGCGCCAGCTGCATTCTGTGTTGGACCTTGTGCTGAATAAAGTGGGCGACCTGTTGAGTCAGCGTATCCTGTGATCGCTGCCCACTGGTCTGTTGAAGCAACAAGCTTGTTAGCGAAATCTCCGCCAGTTCCCTTGTATGCTGCTGCGCCTTCTACAGAGATGAAGCTCTGAAGTCCAGCCGCTGTTGCTGCTGTTGTCGCTGCTGTTGTACCTGATGAGATGAAAGCAGATAGAAGTGCTGCATCTGTAGCCTTTTCGTATGCCTTGCGAAGTTCAGCCATCATGAGTTCCATGAATGCTGGAGATGAGCGATCTACAAGCTCGAACGATACGCGCTGTAGTCCTGAGAATTTATTTACATCTACTGTGTCGTAAGCAGATGTCATGCCTGTCTCAGATGGTGCAGCACCTTCGTTAGTGTCTGCAACTGTTGGTGCTACATCTGGTGTTCCAGCATTTGTGTAAAGGCGTGGAACTGTGAAGCTCATGCCTGACTCAGTTAGAGCAGAGCGTGTTGCAGCTTCGAATGCTGGACGACCTGAGAAGGTGTCTGTGATAAATGTGTTGAGGTGCTGAGGTAATGTCAAACCTGTGTTTGTTGATGTTGAGTCATCTGCTGCACGAACTGTGCGGCGCGCTTCGTCATCACCAAGAGCAGCCTTGATGTTTGCCTCTAGGTATTGTGCTGATGTGATTGGTGCAATGCGCTCACGCACATGTGTTGTTGCTGTCACCACAGGGCGAGCAGCTTCAACCGCTGCTGCTTCTACTGCCGGTGCTGCAACTGTCTCTGGAGTGTTCTCCATTGATTGCTCGCTTTCTGTTTCTGTTTCAATCTCTACGATTGTCGTATTGATCGTGGTGGTTTTCGTGCTTGTGCTTGTTGCAGCCTCTATGTCTGACTCAGCTGCTACATCGATAACTTGAGCAGACTTAAATGCTGGCTCTGTTACCAATGAAACCTCGAACAACTTAGCGGCTGACACATGCATAACGCCGCCCTTGTTCTTTGCAGTAATAACTTCTACACCTACTGAAAGACCTGACTGCAGTCCTTCTTCAGCAAGGATAAGTGCTTCAGTGCCACGATTAGATCGTGAGATCTTGAAGCTGCCAAAAATGTTTCCTTGAGCATCCTCAGAAAAGCTTGTTGCCTTTCCTAGAGGTTGTCTCATGTCATGCTGATTAAGAAGTTTAATGGTCTTAGGATCATCTGGAAGTGCGATTGCGCCCTTCTCAAAGACAACTCGACCCGCTGAAGTGTTACCCACTTCGCCTGTTCCTGCTGGCACAATCTTGCCTGAGATAGTGCGCTCTTCGACATTGGCTGTTAGCTCTGCCGAGAAGGTAAGAATCTGCTTGTCCATTAAGCGATCCCCTCATTTCCATTAGGTGTTAGGTTTTCCATTTGCATGGCTTGTTCAAGTGTTATTAAGCCAAGAGATAACATTTTTTCGATTACTAATAAGCGATCCATTGGCTCGGTCTTTAAGAATGAAGAATCAACATCAAAGCGAACAGCGTTGCCGCGAGCCGTAATGTCATCCATTGAAAGACGATCCTGAATAGCATTTACATAAGGTGCAACAGAGAGTGCATAGAATTGCTTGCGCTCATCTAGAACATTCGCATAAGTCATAGAGTTGTTTGCTTCAGCTGAGACCATGTAAGCAGGGATGTTGCAGAGACGAGCAATTTCAGTTGCTAAGAACTGCTGCGCTTCATCGTACATCATGTCTTTAGGTGAGAATGATGTTGGTTGATACTCAAGAGTAGATGTTAGGTAAGCAGTCGCACGATTTTGACGAGCGTTCTTCCATGCAGCAAGAAGTCCAGCAATCTCTTTAGGATCTAGGTCTGCACCATTGTTACGAAGTACGCCTGAAGGCATTGGAGTGCTTGCAGCTAATACTGCAGCTTTGCGAAGGTCAATTGCTGCCTTAATTGTTTCCGCGCCACGCTCTAAGATGCCTTCATCGAATGCTTGGAATGTAATAAGTGATCCAACACCCCACTGAGGACGAGCAACAGCATCGACATAATACTGAGTTACTTTGTTTCCATAAAGATCAGTCTCGAATGTCACCTTAACATTCGGAACCCACTCAAAACGAGAAGGACGACCATCTTCTGCATAGACTTCAGTTACTTCCCAATAAGCAACGCCATACATCATTAATGAATCAACAGTTACAGAGCGAGGCTGATTGATTGATGGCTGTTCAACCCAGATTGGATTTCCTAGTTCTTCACCTGTGGACTTGCGATACAAGTTAAGAGGCAAGTCTGCAACGACACCTGCAATGAGATTGCGGCATCGAGCTACAGAAGGAACACTCATCGCCTCGTTACGATTAACGCGAGGTAGTATGTAGTTATAAAGGGAGTTAAGATTCTCTCCCATAATTTGAGGGGCGTATTGCGCTAAAAGCGATGAACGCTTATCGTCATTAGAGATTGCTTCAGTTTTGCGAAATAGACCCATAGACTAATACTATACCAT